TGAGTTATCTCGATCCGATCAGGGGCGCGAGACGCCGTCAGGCAAGAATGGTGATGGCGCTGACAGGCGGCTATAAGGGAGCGAGCAAGAAACGAAGGGCGCTGCAGGAGTTCAATCCGACCGGCGGATCGGCGGACGCCGATGTTACGCTAGGGCTTCAAACGCTTCGCGAGCGGTCCCGCGATCTGGTGCAGAACAATCCCATCGCCGGGGGAGCGATTTCCACGGCGGTCAATAATGTTGTGGGAACGGGGTTGCGGCTTAAAGCGCAAATCGACCGTGATGTTCTCGGTATGACCGAGGATGAGGAACTCGAATTTGAAAAGCTGGCCGAACGTGGATTCCGCGTCTGGACGGGAGAATGCGATTTAGAGCGGACATTATCTTTCTATGAAATTCAAGATCTGGCGTTCAGGTCAACACTTGAAAGCGGCGATGTATTTGTGCTGCTTCCATTCCTGCGGCGGACCGGAGAGGCATTCGGATTGAAACTCCAGGTAATTGAGGGTGACCGAATATGCAACAAAGATGGACAAAGCGACCTAACCAATCCCAAACTCAGGGGCGGAGTAAAGTTAGATGATAATGGAGCTCCGATTGCATATCAAATCATGCAGCAACATCCGGGCGATGCCGGGATGATAAAGCGGGTGTGGGATGAGGTTGATGTATATACATCAGACGGACGCCGAAGGGTGCTGCATCTGTATCGTAAGATACGTCCCGGACAGCACCGCGGTCTCCCTTATCTCGCGCCGGTGATCGAGCCGCTCAAGCAGTTGGAACGGTATACGGATGCCGAACTGATGGCGGCGGTTATATCCGGGATGTTCACGGTATTCATCAAAACGGAAACGGGCGAGGGACTCAGTCCCATGGCGCCGACAAGCGAAACCGGAGGATCGGTAAGCGACGAAGATTACAAGCTGGCGCCCGGAGCAATACTTGAACTTGGAATGGGCGACAGCATACAGACCGCTGATCCCAAACGGCCGAATGACAAGTTCGACCCCTTTGTGCTTGCGATAATCCGACAGATAGGCATGGCGCTGGAGATGCCTTATGAAATTCTGATAAAGCATTTCACCAGTTCCTACTCGGCCGCCCGGGCGGCGATATTGGACGCCTGGCGGTTTTTCCATGCGAGAAGAAGCTGGCTGGTCCGTCAATTCTGTGAGCCGGTATATGAGGCATGGATGTACGAGGCAGTAAGCAGGGGATATCTGTATGCGCCGGGATTCTATACCGACCCGATCATGCGGGCGGCATATCTGGGAGCGGAATGGATCGGGCCGACGCAGGGTCAGATAGATCCGGTGAAGGAGGTTGCCGCCGCTGAAAAGAGACTGGCGCTTCGTTTAACTACAAGAAGCGAGGAATGCGCCGGACTGACCGGAACAGACTGGGAGCAGAAGATACCGCAGATAAGGCACGAGCAGGATATACTGAACGGAATCGGCGGTGGAAATGGCGAAGGCGATGATGGAGCGCCTGTTGATGAGACGGAGGATCCGGACGAGGCTGATCGGAAGGAAAGTGGATTCCCGCCTTCGCGGGAATGACAAATAAAAAAGTAAAAAAATAGAAAGAAGAAAAGGTTTGATAATCGATGTGGCGGGAGCGCTGCATACGATAGAGAGGGCAGTGTGGGTGCCCACGCCATCCATATTTGCCCTCTCTTTATTTTGGTGAAGAGAAAAAGAATGGATTCCCGCTTTCGCGGGAATGACAGATGAGGGGAAAACGATGAAAATAATCGATGTATTGACATCACCCTGGGCGATCCAGCCGGAGAAATATGCGGAGATCATCAGGATATACCAGTCGCGGGCAAGAGGCGAGGCAATCAACATTAAGGCGGTAGAGGGTCAATTGGGTTTCCCGCTGGACAACGAACAACAGCGATATGAGGTGATCGACGGGGTAGCGGTAATCCCGATAGAAGGGATATTAGCAAAACGCATGAATATGCTGACGCGGATATCGGGGGGGAGTTCAACACAGATCATTATGAAAGATTTCCTGACGGCAATAGAAGATCAGGTGGTGAAGTCGGTACTGCTGCTGGTGGACTCGCCTGGGGGAACGGTCGACGGTACGCAGAATCTTGCTGATGTTATTTACAATGCGCGCGGCAACAAGCCGATATTTGCGCTGGCCGACGGCATGGCGGCATCGGCGGGATACTGGATCGCAAGCGCAGCCGAGCGGGTTTATGCATCGGATCAAACAGCAATTCTGGGAAGCATCGGAGTGGTGACAAGTCATTTGGATGTGTCAAAGGCGGAGGAAAAAGCCGGGTACAAGACGACGGAAATCTACGCGGGAAAATACAAGAGGATCGTGAGCGAATTTAAGCCTTTGGACGGCGAGGGAGAGCAATATCTGCAAGATATAGTGGACTATGTCTATGGGATATTTGTCGACAGCGTCGCCCGAAACCGTGATGTCAATGTGGAGACGGCGCTGAAGGATATGGCGGACGGGCGCGAGTTTATTGGACAGCAGGCGATTGACGCCGGGCTGGCCGATGGGATAATGAGTTATGGCGAATTGATTGAAATGATGCAAACGGAAGGAGGGGCGCGGCAGTTTCCTGGTTTTGAAATGAAAAGCGGGAAGAAAAATAAACAGAATGCGGCACAAACAACACAACAAGGAGGAGCAGTAATGGGAAACGAAAAGAAAAACACACCGCAGGTGGAGACGATTCAGACGGAGGCTCAAACTGTATCGCAGTCTCTGCCCGCGCTGACAGCGGATGACATACGCCGCGAATATCCGGATTCAGCGGATGCCATCTATCAGAGCGGTATCGAGGCGGGCGCCACGGCTGAACGAAACCGCATCAAGGATGTCGAGGCGCAGACGCTGCCCGGGCATGAGAAGCTCATCGCCGGACTGAAATTCGACGGGAAGACAACCGGACCGGAGGCTGCCGCACAGGTGTTAGCCGCGGAACGTGCAATCAGGGAAAGCAGACTGAGCGCGCTGGAGAGCGAAGCGCCGAAGCCGGTCCCGCCCTCTGTGTCGAAGGATGACGGCACGATCACGCTCATCGGTGCGGATGCAGACGAGAGAGAATGGAACGAAAAAGTGAAACTTCGCGATGAGTTCGGAGGCCGCAAGGATGCGTTCCTTGCATTCAAGAAAAAGGAGCGCGAAAAGAATCAGTAAAACGAAGTAAAAATCGTTGCGGCGACGGCTGCAAACGAACGAGAGAGGGCAGTATGGGTGCCCATACCATCCATATTTGCCTTCTCTTTTTTTATTAGCAAAAAGAAACGACAGACAAAAAAACAAAAAACAACAGAAGGAAAGGTGGGAAATAACATGGCACTTACAACTGATACGCCGAGGACTTACGAGTTAGGCGAATACAACGATCTCCCCGTGGCTGCTACGACAGAGATATACGAAGGCAGCGCTGTGGGCGACAATGGATCGGGTTACGCCATTAAATTGACGGCGGGCGATCCGTTCCGGGGTTTCGCTATCGAAAACACCGATAACTCGGGAGGGGACGCCGGAGACATCAATGTCCGGGTTCTGACGAAAGGATGTCTCCAGGCGACAATCACCAGTGTGGCTATCACCGATGTGGGCTCCAATGTCTACATGTCGGACGACAACACATTTACCCTGACGGCAGGCTCGAACAGTCTGGTGGGTGTGGTCAAAAGGTATGTAACGACTAACACCTGCATGGTTGATTACAAGGCGCTCTATCCGTCGGGATCGGTTTCGACCACTGATATCGCATCGAAAGCGGTTACAACGGCAAAGATTAATGATCTTGCCGTTGATACGGGTCAGCTTGCCGCCGATGCGGTCGACGGAACCAAGATCGACGATGATGCGGTCAATTCCGAACACATCGTTGACGGCGCAGTCGATCTGGCTCATATGTCGGTCAACAGCATCGACTCCGATCAGTATGTGGACGGCTCGATCGACTTGATTCATCTGTCAGCCGATTGCGTTGACGGAACCAAAATCGCCGAC